GCCCAGCGTAATATGCCCACCGCAAGGCTACATTCTTCTTTCAAATTGACGAACCCACGACCAAACACTTCTGTCGCCTTGTTCAATCTCTTTTATGTTTGCTACAATTTTTGCCCCGACATCTTCTCTTATTTTCTTTGCCCTTCTAAAACCATTACCCCTGAATAATTCACCTTTGCTTGTAACAATATTGTAGCGATTGTGCCAAGTCATACTATCGAAAAATCCGACACAAAAATGGTCTTTAGAGTCACCATCGCTATATTTAGTAGCAATGACATAATCTCCTTTTTTTAGTTCTTTCATAATGCAATTTTTTTCAAATTTACCGCCCTGCGCCCAACAAAGTGCTTGCTTCTATGGGGCTGGACAAACAACTCTCAACATTACCTATCACGGGAACTCCATCTATACCTCAACTAAGTGCCGCCAATTCCCCACAGCAGCAAGCACCAACGTAAGGCGCAAGGCTACCGTGTTGACAAGTGGCAATCATAACAGATGCCGCCATCAATTATACACGGCTCACCGCAAAACCTGCACTTATTCTTGTTCTTATTAATTTCGTTCCTAAAGAAATCTTTCTTTTCTTCCGGCACATCAAAATATTCAAGCGCAGCATCAACGCCAAATTCTTTAATTGCCTTTTCAAATTCTATAACTTTTGACATCGTTTTTAATTTTGCCCGCCCTGCGCCTTACATGGGGTTTGGCGGCATGGCCGGACGGTTAATAATTATTTTTAGTTCATGCTGGCCACGACCGCCAAGCCCTGAACGTTAGCCGCAAGCTGACGGAAACTAAGCAGGAAACGGCAACCTCTGCCAATAATCAACTTTGAAAAATAATTTATCGCCTGTTCCGCTTTCCCACCAACCAACACCATCTTCCCATTCAGCAATTTTGATATTATGGCAAATATCACAGCACCAACCAAACACCAATACAGGCGTAACAGGTGGCGGCATATCATCTACCGAAATCCAGCCAGCGGCTAACATTGCATTGCCGTCAATAGCGGCTTCGGTAGGTAATTCATCATTTTGTTCTTCTATGTTCATTTGTGCAAATTTTAAACTTTTGTAATTCTAATTCCGCTACTGCGGCAATACTTTGACGTTAGCCGAAATACGGATTTGCACACCCACTTCAAAGTTAGTATTCTGTTTTTGCATGGGGCAAAGATATGTGTTACACTTTGACATTTCCAAATTTATTTTTGGATATGTGTTACTTGGGTGTTACATTTGCGGAATGGCAGCAGCAATTTATACTCCCATACGAATACCTCCAGAAGTAATGGAAAAGATTAAAGATGAAATGAAGCGGGTGAATAGTGACAATAAAAGCAAGGTAATAATTTCCCTTTTAAAAAAGCAACTCAAAATAAAAACAAACTAAAAGTACATTATATGACAACAACTGAGGATAAATTGAAAAAAATACTCGATAAGGAACTTCTTGAAACACTTCCAACGTGGTTAAATTGGGTAAAAGAATATTCCCTGAAAAGGTTTAATGAGGAAGTACAAAAACAAAACCAAACCACAAACAAATTGCAGGAAAATATTTCATTAATTACAGGAGGAAAATCGTAGGGTATGAAAAGGATTCATTATGTGTTCGGCAAGTGGTTTGGAAGAAAATACCGATATTGGTATTGGAAAAGAAACGGCAGTCGTTATATGTGGGGTATTTCTCAATTTATAGCAGACAATTTTCCGCCAGCCGAAATTAAATAATTGCGGTTGGTAAATGGGGTATGATAAAAATGGGGGTCACGCAAATTTAAGAATACAAAATAATAAATATGAGTATAGGATATAAGCCACTCGGCAATCGGGTAATCGTAAAGCAAATGCCGATACAAAAGGAAGATTTGGTAATAAATGGGATTGATGTTCCTGAAAGCGCAGTTCCTTTCCGAAGGGGAATTGTTTGTGCAGTTGGTATGGGGGAGAGAGCACCCGCCACCGGCGTTTTAATGGAAACAGAGCTGAAAGAGGGCGACAGGGTTCTGTTTCTTTCGGAAGCAGCCCATGTTCCAATACGGGTAAACAATCAGGAATATAAATTATTTCGAGAGCCGCAAATTGAGGCAATCATAGAGTAGTCGTTATCCATAGGTAAAGGTTGGTGGTGTCAGTCGGCAAGTAAATTGTCGGCTGACTTTTTATTTTTTCTTTACAAGTCATAAAATTTCATAATTTTATGCCCAATTATGGTTATCCGTCCCCTATCTAATAATGTGCTTTTGCATATTGAGCAAACTCTTTTAGATACAATTACCACAGAAAGCGGGTTTAAATTGTATCTAATTCCCGAATACAACTTTGAACAAAATAGCACAATAACCGGAACGATATATAATCTTCCAAAAGATTATGATGGCGACCTGAACATAGGTGACGAGGTTGCATTTTCCTACAAAGTGGTATCCGACAGAACATTCCCAAACACAGCAGATTTTTTTGTTCCCGTTGCAGATGATATGAACGGATATGTAAGAATGTGGGCTAATCATAAGGGCGAAAGATTACGAATGATGGCACACGAAGGAGCTATTTCAATCTTTTGGGTTGGAACATACTTTGATAAAAATGGAAACTTTCAATATGGCACACAAGGAACAGAAAGCCAAGTGGAACGATGGATGCACAACAACTTCAAGTTTGGCAACTGCGAAAACTTTATATTCAAAAACAGGATCACCATTGACGATACGCATTACTGGAAATGTTCCATTGAAAATATATTCGCCAAAAAACAAGGGGATGAAATAATATCAACAGGCGATAGAATAATCTGCAATCACATAGACGTTCCGATTGACGCAAGAATATTGCGGGAATCCGGGATTGACCTTCCTCCGTCAGCCGTTCAAATGAGATATTATGACAGGGCAACTGTTTTAAATGGCGGCGAAGATTTAGGATTTCAAAAAGGAGATATTGTTTCGTTTGAAGAAAAGTATGTTGAGAAATATGAGTTGTGGGGTAAAAACTATTTTCTAATTAAGAAACGAAGGGTGCTCGGCACTTGGGAAAATAAAGCAGCATAATGGGCAGAAATATTAACGACCTCTATAACCTGACACTTTATATAGTGAAAAAAGAAAGGGGGATATTCATTACGCCAAATCAGTTCTCTGCTAATTTAGATGCCGGTCAATACGATGCTATTGAAGAATATTTTAAACTATATGGCGAAAATCAAATTGTTCATGATGCTCTGAGACCATTCAGAACCTACGTTGGTTTTTTAAGTGGCGCAGACGGAACGGTATCTTACCAAACAAATTATTTACATCTTTTAGGAAGTCCATTTACAACGACGGGTTCTACAATCAATCAAATAAAATTTGTAAACGAAGATGAACTTCCGTTTGCACTAACAAGTCAGTTGCGACCCGTTACTACTTCCTATCCAATTGCAGTTGAAAGCGGGTATGGTTTTAATATTTATCCGCAGCAAGCACAGTACGGAGCTTATTGGTACTTGCGTAAGCCAGCTACACCTGTTCTTGGATATACGCAAGCGGGAAGAGCAATAACATATAATAGTTTAACAAGTACGCAATTGGAATGGGTGGAAATATACTGGAATAATATTTTAGCAAAAGCATTGGTTTATTCCGGGGTAAACATGAATGAAGAAGGAGTAACAAAATATGCGATGGCGTATGATGCCGAAACAAAACCATGAGAACTAAAACAGCACATAATACCACATTTACAACCGGCGGGTACTATTTGTATAGGCATATTAGATTAGATAATGGCTTCCCGTTTTATATAGGAATAGGTACACGACAACGTGGGCATAGCAATAAATCGGTTTATTTAAGAGCAAATTCAACTTCAAATAGAAGTTCTTTTTGGAAAAATATTGTTAATAAAGCGGGGTTCGAGGTTGAGATATTATATGAAACAGGTAGCGTCTCGGAAATAAAACAAAAAGAGGTTGAGTTTATAAAATTATATGGCAGAAAAGAAAACGGAGGAATATTGTGTAATATGACAGATGGGGGAGATGGCCTTAATCCTACCAAAGAGAAAATTTTGAAGTGGAGGAAGACAATGATGATGAATGGAGAAAAAGAAAAAAATGCAGAAAGACTTAGGGGTTTTAATAAAAATAGGATTAAAGACGGCATATTTTCAAGGGCTAAACCTGTTTATGTTTATGAATTAAATGGGGCTTTTTTTAAAAAATATAATTCACTTAAAGAATGTTCTATTGGGGTTCGCTTGCATAAAAGCGCAATACGGGCATCAATAATAAATAACCGAAGCACAAAAAAATTTATTTTTTCTTTTATTTATTTTGGCGACATGATTGATGCTAATAAATATGAAATAATATCAAATCGGCCACCAAATTGTGCAAAATCGGTATCTATTTTTAATTTTCTAACCGGAGAACAAAAATCATTTCCAACATTGAAAGGCGCAGCCGACTTCATGGGAATGAAAAGCTTTGCTCATATAACAAGAAACTTGAAAATAGGTAAATATAAATATTATAAAATATTTTAAATGCCAAATACGACAAAGAAATTAATTAGCGATCAGGTTTTATATAAACTTTACGGAGGCACGCCGGATGCCGCAAGCCCGGTGGATGAGCGTGATATATGGAAAGCATTAGAACAGAAAGTAAACGGGTTGTTTAAGCTGCACCAATTTGATACCAACCTTCCAAGCGGCGAAATAATCCCGGAACACTCAATGCTTGCAACCTATGAGGGTAACGATGTTGTTTCAAGCGGAGAAAAATCGTATGCACTATTGCCGGTACAGCCAATTTCGTTGCCTAAAAACATGGGGATATTTCTTGTGTATGACCCCAATTATCCAGATATGCCATTTATACCGCTGCAAAAAGGAATGACGGCGTTGTTAAGGACAGATTCTTTGTTATCGGATATAATGGGGCAAATAAGTTATACTCCCGGCAATGATAGAATAGTTTTTAATCAGGACTTGACAACACTGGGAATTGATGAAGTTACAATGGAATTGTGCGTATTGGATATATCGCAATATACAATTAATCAATACCTGCCCATTCCGAGTGATTATGAAGAAAGAATAGTTAATGAACTGGTGCAGGAATTTGCACCAGTAACAGCCGAATCAGGAGAGGTAAACAACTGGACAACACAGGGGCAACAAAATGTAGTTAAAAAATGACAACCATAAGCCTTGATGCCATAGTAAGAAACTTTATAATGAAACGCAGGTACAGCTTTCATTGGTATATGGAGTTTCTTGTTTATGCTACGGAATGTTTACGTGAATTGTCAATGGATGATTTGAAGGTGGTGAATACAATGAAACTGGCGGTTGATTCAAATACCAATGCAGTGGATTTACCACACGATTATATGGATTATATCGAAGTGGGAATACAAACGGGACAAACGCTAAAGCCATTGGTAGAAACGGATAAAATAAATCCCCTTGTTGCCAGAACAAGCAATTTTACTCCAACAACCTATGGAGAACTATCGGCAGCAGCCACCAACAATGTACTTTATTATGGTTCTCTTTATCCCTATTACTGGAATACTGTTTTTTGGAATAGTAATGGCGAGTTTACCGGAAGATTATTTGGATTTGGGGCAGGCGGCGAAGATGATGTTTTTAGCGTATTCCCCGAAAGAAATCAGATACAACTATCGGAAAGACTTTCCTTGTCATACATTGTATTAAGGTATATAAGCGATGGAATGAATAGCGATGCCGCTACACAAATAAGCCCATACGCTTATCAAACTATCAGCAACTATATCTATTGGCAAATGAAAGAACACACAAGAACATATTCAGATGCTGAAGCAGAAAGAGCAAGACAGTTATATATTAATGAAAGGCTGATATTGAGAGCAAGACTTAGTGATTTGACAACAGAAAAATTAAAGAGGGCTTTCCAGAAGGCAACATATTCAAGTCCGAAATCAATGTAACCATGCCTGTCTTTAGCGGATCATGCACTACCAACAATACATCAGCAGCGTATAATATTACGATGGTGATAAAGTCGTTTAGTCTGGCTAATAAAACGGGTGGCTCTGTTAATGTAACGGTAGGAATAAAATACGGTAGCACATTTGATATTTTGTATAACCATCCATTAACGGCATCGGGAAGTAGCGGCTGTGATTATTCGTGGTCGGGCGGTGATATTTTATTGCCACCATACAATCAAATTTTTATAAGCGTTTCAGGTGTAACCGATTTTTATTTTTCCATAGACCCTAAATAATGCCGCTACCAAATATCATATTGAACCCTCCGCAATTATTAGTAACACTTACTGATAGCCCAAGAGGGTATGTGCCATACGGAAATACAACGTTTACAGTTGGATATGTGCAGATGGTTTATGCAGGAAGTTTGGATACGATAGTAGGAGATTATGTTTATTTTTATTCAGATAAAGTACCGGCATTTGTGTTTGGAAGTACCGTGTATTATGTAGTGCCGGAAAATCAAAGAGTATTTAAAGAGCCAATTGTTTTATGATATTAGTTGAGAAAAGGAAATTTTCGGGGGGTATGAATACCGATTTGTCAGAAAGGGAACTGCCGGATACCGACAGCCTTAACCTGATGAACGGAAGGTTTGCCGTTACAAAACAAGGGCGATTTGGAAGGTTTGAAAACGTGCCTGGAACAACACAAATTACTGATAACATACGACCACCCTACGGAACGTCTCAAACAATAGGAACGGCTATTGATTGGGAAAACATGAGGATATTGGCTTTCAATTATAATACAGTTAATGACCACTGGATAAGCTGTTATGACCCAGCCGCTAATAATGGAGCAGGAAGATTATATGCTGTTCTTTATGATAGTCAGGTTGTGGGAGGATTAAATTTTTCAAAGAATAGTTTAATACATAGTGCAAGAGTTCAGAACGGAACTTTATATTGGGCTGACAGCACCAACAATGAACCCCGAAGCGTAATTATCAATGCCGGGATTGCTATGAATCATAGCGGAGTATTCCCTACTGTTGACCAATATCGTTATCCAATGAACCCGTCTGTTATCAGGTGGATAAAAAGACAGCCGGGATTAGTATTAACTTCTCAAAAGATTTACGACAGTACTTATACAAATAATTTTATAAAAAATGAAGCGTTCCAGTTTTCATGGAGATACATCTACAGGGGATATGAAACGTCAACGCTGTCTGGGTTATCAACGTTGCAAAATTATAACCTTGCATCCGACACTTATAATTATATAGAAATAACAGCCCCAACAGGGGAAACTATTCAGCAGGACGTATTGCAGGTTGATTTTGTTGCTAAATATCTCAATGGCGGGAAGTCGTTTATTATTCATTCGTGGAATAGAAATGTGGCGGCAGATTTGGCGGCTATTAATGCTCACAATGCCGGAACAACAGCCCTATCATTTAATTTTTATAATAATTTCTTAGGCATTGCATTGGATGATGCCTATTCGGTAAAACCATACGACAGCGTTCCTATCTATGCACAGACCATAGAAATGGCAAGGTTCAGGTCGTTCATGGCTAATTATACGATTGGATATAACACGCCGTTATCAAGTTCTTTGTCGGCAACATTTATAACCAAATCACAAGGAGATACTATCAATGGGGTGTGGCAAATAGTAACTCCCGTATCTGGCGCAGGCTCTACTTATTATGTTTTGTATCTAACCAATGCCGGTTCAAATACCGGGTATTATGTTTACGGCCCTAATGAAAATACCGGCGCACCATATCCAGCTACCGTAGCATGGGGAAGCCTTACATTTATTGGTGCATCAGATGTTGACGTTGCCGACCATTATGGTAATCCGCTATTGTATGTGTCTCCAGATGTTCCTTATGCAACTTCATCTTTAACGGGTGCACCGTTTGTTGTTGATATAGCCAATACTACAGTTTTTAAATCGGGTGCATCGTATAAAATATCAGTAACTTTTTATGACCATTCAGGAAGAAAATGCGGAGTAGTTGCAAGAGATGTTGTATATACTACACCGGACAGATTGTATAGTACAATATCTTTTACAACTTCATTAAATTGGTTATTGAGCAATACAGACGCATTGACAGAAATACCGTCATGGGCGTATTACTATTCGGTTAATATAACAAAATGTTTAACGACAAGATATTTTTTAGATGCGAGGGTTAAGAATATAACGTATGCTACCAAAGATGCAACGGGGACTTATATTTTTAACACATCGGCATATTCACCTACTTTAAATGGCGTAGCCTTTGATTTCACAAGATTGAACGGATGGGGTGCTGGTTATGTATTTTCAGAAGGGGATTTAGTTAAAATTTATTATGGGTCATCTGTATATAATTTAAGCATTGTAGATCAGGTTGGGAATTGGGTTATATGTGAACTGAAAAATTTAGGAACATTGGGAACTACGGGAGTTCCGGTTACAACTGCTCTTTTTGAAATATATACTCCTTATAAGCCGTCAATATCCGAACCATATTTTGAAGTAGGGCAAATGTTTACAATAGACAATCCGACGACAAGCAGCAGAGCATATAGTACCCTTGCTGGCTCAATAACGGGAGATGTTGTATTATTGACAAGAAACGACGGAATGGCTGATTATCTTACTCAAAATATGTCGCCCAATGATAAATTTTACCAACAGTGGAATACCAATGCTGGCAGACCAAATTTCATTGACACCATAGGGCAAGTAGTAAAAGACAGCAGCATCGCATTTAGCAATACATTTATTTCCGGTTCAAAAGTAAACGGATTATCAACCTATGATGCCTTAGATACAAAAGACATTCAATGTGGAAACATAACAAAATTACAAGTAGCCAATAAAACGGGAGAGGATCAGGGTGATATTATGCTGGCTATATGTGATAATGAAATTGCTTCGTTGTATCTGGGCGAAGTTCAGTTAGTGGGTCAGGCTTCCAATGCTTTTGTAGCACAAGCCCCAAATGTAATAGGAACAGTAAACGTATTGAAGGGTTCATTGGGAACGACAAAAGCGGAAAGTGTTTCGTGCTATCTCGGATTAGTATTTGGCATTGATTTGAACAAGGGAATATTCTGGCAGTATTCGCCCGCAGGAGTAGAACCCGTAAGCAGGTATAAAGCATCAAGGTTCTTTAAGAACTATTGTGATGCTTACCTTGCATCCAATAACAATAATTTAGATAACATAAATGGATTTCATCATTTACGGGGTTCAATAAATCCTTTTCATAAAGAAGCAAACATTGCGCTGCCTGCATTAATTTATGAAAACTATGCAGATACGTTACCATCCTATACAAGTGTGCCAACGTATGCTTCAAGTATTGTAAACAGATTTGACCTTTATGACCAGTTAGGGAAAATGATGAATTTCCAGTTTGAAGAAAACAAGTGGGGAAGTAATTTTCAATGGCTTCCAGAATGGTCAGAGTGGATGCAAAACTCACAATACTATTTCAAGAACGGATATATGTATTTAGCCGATAGCAACACAAATGCATATAATACTGTTTTCGGAACTCAATACCCATTACGAATATGCACAACGGGAAATCTTAATGCAAGTCAGATAAAAGATTTGGCGAATATTGCAGTTGAGGGCGACGGAACAATACCGGATTTTGTAGTAGCATTAACGGCAATACCCAATGAGCAGATTACAGACCTTGCAGGAACAGATGGTCAATGGACGGTAAACGAGTCGGTTTGCGATGCTGCATTTTTGGGTGACAGATTAGACCCCAACCAGTCAGGTTCTTATGATGCCAAATTGTTTACAGGTTCAAATTTGAAAGACTTTAGTATTTTTGTAATGTTAGAATATCAAGTATATAGCAGATTGCTGTATGTGCAGTATGTGAATATAGGTTATAATGAATCAAGAGGACAATCAAATATAACAAAAGTCATTAACCCTTAAAAACTAAATATCATGCTCGGAGCAGTACAGGGAATAGCCAATTACTTTCTTACG